TTTCAGTTGTTCTTTGCCAGATTGGACGAAGGTAATGGAAATCGGTATAACCCGCTTGTAATGTTCCGATGAATGATGCTGCTTTAACTCTTGCATTCAAATCATCCTGGTCTATTACATCACTTACATTTACTTCACATAAGTTACAGAATTGGAAAGGTCTTAATGCAATCTCACAACAAGGATTAGTTCCCCAATCTTTATCGTTTGATAAGTAGATACCAGGCTCACCTGCACCACTTGCTTCAATTCTTTTCCAAAGGTCTAAGAAATATTCCTTTGTAATCTTATGTCTCATCAATACTGCTGAATTATTTGCTCTACCTCTTTGTGGATTTGTTTCCCACCATGCACCACTCTTACAACTAATCATTTGTTCGTCATTTGCAGAGAACAATGAAATCAATGCAGCTCTACGGATACCACCTGCCAATACTGCGTCTGCAATATGACAAACCATATCATGTACTTCTAATGGGGATAATTTATCACCATCTTTTTTTGCATCTAGTATACCTTCTAATTTGATAAGACATTCTTTTAAAGGTTGAGGTCCTGGTGCTTTACCACCTGATGTAATCAATCTTGCACCCTTTTGTCTAATATCTCTAAAATCAAATACTGGTTTACTTCCACTGATGTAATCAATCTTGCACCCTTTTGTCTAATATCTCTAAAATCAAATACTGGTTTACTTCCACCAAAGAAAAATGCTTTAACTAATACTGAAATAGAATCTGCCCATCCTTCGATAGAATCTCCAATAAGGAATCTACGAGTTTTGTCTGCATTTGGTTTTCTAATTTCAGGTAATGCATCAACGTGATGTTTTTGAACTGAATAACCTACACCCGTTCCACCCAAAAGTAAGAACATGATTTCGGAAAATACTCTCCAATCATCAATCGGTGCGAATGCGCAGTTGTAAATTCTATTTGGTGACATTTCAATTGGTTTACCTGCGAACTGCATTGAACGCATTGAAGGTAAACACTTCTTATCATATACGAATTTGTAGTTATCTCTAATCTCTTGTTCTAATTGTGGATATTTTTTAATATGCATTTCCATATTACGGGTTACCAACTCTTCCCATGTTTCTCTTCTTTGTAATTCAGGTCTGTACTTTGCGTACTTCATATAGACCGTAATCTCCGATAAGATTTTGTTTGAAATGTCCATTTTTTTTGTAAATTTTTAATTTTTGTTAATAAATATTTTTCCCAAAAAAGTGGGAAATGTAAAGATATATATGTACTGTAGTACCATTATACTCCAATTTCTTTAGTTAATTTTAGGTTTTTTTCAAAAATATTTATTAACACTTTTTTTAATTTTTTAATACTTATCCCATATTCTCCACATACTTCTTATGTAGGAGTTTTTTCTCTAATCCTTCACCATTCTTACTATCTTTGTCCGTCAGGACCAAATCTATTCTTTACAATGTGAATACGACCTGTGTTTGATAACTTATCTTTTGTTTTCCTACTTACTGACATTATAAAGTCTGCTGTTTGGACTTTCTTATAAGAATCACCCACAGAGTCAGCTTGAATAACTTCGTGGTCTATTGCGGCTCTATTCGTTTGTGTGGCAGTCCATACTGGAATCTTATGTTCACCACTCAAACCTCTTAACTCCTCATAGATACCACCCAATTCAGCGTATAACCCATCTCTTGCACCATTACCACTTTTCAATAAATCAGCGTAGTCGATTACAATAAGTTTTGGATTAAATCCGGTTTGTCTTATTTTCTCAATATGAGCTGCGATTGTTTTTGCCGATGCGAATTGTGGTGGATAGTATTTGATACGAACTCTACCAGGAACTTGTTTGATTTTACGAATAATCTCATCCTTTCTATCTTTTTGGTCTGCGGTTCCCACATTGGTAAGAATTGTAGTGTATCTTTGACCCACATAACTTTCCGATAATTCCAATGTGTAGTGTAATACATCCAAACCTCTTTTCAGAGCTTCACATGCAATTTTAGATAAGAACCAACTTTTACCGATACCAGATGGTGCCATTACAACTCCTAATTCACCGGGACCTAGACCACCATCCATTAGTTCATCGATAACATCCCACCCCGTTGGTGTAGAGTCTCTCTTAACATCATCCAAAATAGATTCAAAGTTTTCAATATAATCCAAACCTAAATCCGATTCAACACCCACTTTGGATGCCTTCATCATTGTATCTATAATCTGGTCGTATTGTCCGTTCTTTAATAAGTCTACTGATTTAAATAGAGCCTCTTTAACTTTTTGATTCTTTGCAAATGTAAGATATTCTTTTTTTACATATGGTATATCTTCTGCACCAACCTGTAAATAAACATTCTTTAATTGTTCAACTACTGTTTGTTTTAATCCCTTATCTTCAATGTCACCAACTTTAATCTTAAACACTTCCATTGTCGGAACTGCTCTATATTCATCAAAGTATGATTGAACCTCTTTTACAATCCATTGGTTTGCCTGAGACTCAAAGAATAAAGGTTTAGTAATTTCACTTACCTGTTCTAAAAACTTTACATCCGTTATAAGAGAAGCAACAACTTTAGATTGATACGATTGGCCATATTTGACTAGTGTATCTACTTCTTGCATTATGCTTCTGTTTTATCTGTTTCTACTTTTACTTTTCTCGTTGCCGCTTTCCATTCACTCTTTGGAATAAACTTCCACTCACTCGTTGCTAGGTAAGCTTCTTTATCACTTACTCTAATAATTTTTCCTGTTTTACTACTTTTAAGACACTTCATTGTTGACCTCCATGTTTTTATGTTATCTAATAACCATTAATAATTCTGATTCTCTTAATAGGATGTATTTGTTACCCCCTACTTTAATTTCTACTCCTTGATGATATGGTGGAAGAATTACTTCGTCACCTACTTTTACACTCATTGGAATTGCTATTCCTGATTGTGTAAATAAACCATCACCAACCGCATCTACCCTTGCTCTCTTTACATCTTCCGATTTTGCACTATCTGGGATAATGATACCACCGGCAGTTGTCGATTCTTCTCTTGGGTCTAATTCCGTTAAAAGAACTCTGTCTCCCAATGGTTTTGCTAATTTGTCTGCTGCTTTTGCCATAACTTTTTGTTTTTAAAATTTTGCTATATGTGAAAATGTTGATTGTAACCAGTCCAATACATTTGGAAAACCTTCTAACATTCTATGTTTCAAACCATACTTTAAGAAAGTTTGTTTGTCAAATTTTGTAGTAGGTTCATTGTATCTATCCATAATTTTCATACGGAGATTACCACTAAATGTTGGTTCTGCTAACTGCATTAATTTACGATTTCTTTCGCAAATTTCCAAATTATCTAAAAATAATTCGTGTGCCTTTGATTTTTTGGGTAAAGTATTTACATAATTAACCATATCGGTAGTATCAACTAATTGGTGTTCCGATAACATTGGAAATGCTTTCATAATTGATTTAACACCCAATCCACTTATACCTTCCACGTTGTCGGATTTGTCTCCGTCAATCATTCTGAAATTTATAAAGTTGTGTGGATGAATACCAAATTCTTCTACTACTTCTGGAATATTGTAAACTTTCTTTTTAGATGGTGAATATACACTCACATCTTTATTTACCAATTGTAGAAAGTCTTTATCGGTTGACATTATAACTACCTTTTCATTTTCTTGTCTTAGAGTAGTTGCAATATATGCTTTGCCGTCAAAAACAACGACAACTCTTGTGGGGTTAATTGTACGGATTGCAAAGCCGATACTTTTTAAAGTACCGACTATGCCTCCAATATGGTCACCATTATCATTAAGATTAGGTGCTGTTGACCAAGAACGAATGAAGGTATTAAGACCATCAATAACTAAGGTTTTAGAGTTGCGTTGCAAGTCTCCAAATCCTTTATGTTCTTCATCTATTTCTTTTAGTATATCTAAATACTTTTTATTAATCTGACTCATTTGCCTCGTCCGTTGTTACTTCAACTTCATCCGAATTGGAATTGTTCTTATATAATAATATTGTTGCCTCACAAATCCTTACATAGATTTGGTCTTTAAGTTTTTCATCTTCTAACATTTTTGCAAAGTCTTTTGATTGAAACTTCATAACTTCACCACTATCAATGTCAATGTATTCATACCAAGCTCCTGCTTGCTTTACAATTTTGGCGTCTTTCATTACTGCTAACCATCCACCATAATTGTCAATACCTCTATCAAAGAAAATGTCAAAGTCTGCATGTCGTAATGGTGGGCCCATTCTGTTTTTAATAACCTGACAACGAACTTTAATACCTACAATTCTATCACCTTGTTTCAATTGTCCCATATTCTTTAATCTCAATCTAACAGAAGCGTGGAATGCTAATGCCTTACCACCCGATGTTGTCCACGGGTCACCGAACATTGCGTTCATTTTTTGTCTTAATTGATTTGTGAATACTAAAGCAATTGACTGACGACCAATCATATTGGTAATCTTTCTCATTGCTTTTGAAATGATAATAGCTTTGTCAGTTGCGTAACCATCTTTATCGTAATCAGCTTCCATCTCTTTCTTTGAAGATGCTGCTGCTACTGAATCGACTACGATTGTAACCAATCTATCTTTGTCTCCTGTTCTAACCTTTTCAATAATAGTTTCACATGCTTCAAAGATACCTTCAACGGTGTCAACTGAAACATATAATAACTTTGAAATATCTACTCCGATTGCTTCTAAGTATTCTCTACTTACGGCAGTTTCGGTATCAATCAATACGGCTACTCCACCCTTGCGTTGTGTTTCTGCAAGAATATGGGCAGAGAGCAGAGATTTTCCACTCTGCTCTAAACCCGTAATCTCACATATGCGTCCAACAGGGAAGCCGCCATAAGGTCTATTAGAGATTGCAACATCCAACATAGCATTACCAGTTGAAATCCAATCTTTAACATTGGTAGGAGCATCACCACCTTCATCAGTTAGAAAGTAGGCAATCTTACCATCCTTATTTTGTTTGTTTAATGAATCAGCAAGAATACTTGCTAAATCCTCTTCTCTTTTGGCCATTGTAACCTAATTATTAATTGTTAAATAAATCATCAAATGCTGATGCTACATCATCCTTTGCTTTTGGAGCTTTAGGAGATTCTTCCTTTTCCCAAGGTAAGTCACCGATTTCCTGTGTTCCACCCATATCAGTTGAAACACTACTTTGTGTTGCTACTGATTGAGTCTTTGGTTTTGGTGCTTCTAATTCTTCAACGATTTCGTCATTAGAACCGGCTGATGGATTTAACCAATTTTCTAAAACTGACTTTAATTCTGCGTAAGATAACTCCTGATATAATTCAGTAATTTCTTTTTGACCATCTAACAATTGTTGGATAGTTTCCGGAGAATCTGCTAATTTAGATGTTGCAGGTTTAACTCTGATTGTTGTTGTTGGATAAGATGCGTTAGATTCTTCTGCTGACATTACTTCCAATACGATATCTCTACCTGTGTTGGGGTCTGTAATATCTCCGTAATCAGGGTCAGCAATATATCCTAAGATATCTTGATAAACTGTCTTACCAAATCCCCAGAATTTTACTCCTTCCGATTCTTTACCTCTTACAATAACTGGTACAAAAGTTCTTAACTTTGGTTCCATTTTCTTACCTGCTTTCCAATCATCGGTATCACCTGTTCTTTTAAGTTTTTCTGCAAACTCAACGATAGGGTCAGGTCTACCAAATGACATTGGACTTAAATAAGTCTTGTTGTTAATGTTGTAGTGAAAGTAAAGTTCAATGAAAGGAATGTCTTTGTTGAAC